CCCCGTGTCGTTGCGACGATGCGGGACCTCTGTGGTTTCCAATCACAGAGGGAGAGATTCGCTGATCCGATTATGGCACATCCACATGGCTGGGCTGATGTTTGACCAGTCTAGCTTCTGTGGTTCCCCATGTGTCAGGGCAACCTTGAGAGGTCACCACAACTCACAGAGGTGCCGTCCTTTATAGGACCGGAAATTAATGCTTTCTCTCAATGGTCTAGGTGGGTTGATCTCCGCCTTCAGACCATGCCGAACCTGATCAGTTCGGGCCTTCCCAGGGCGGGCGGCTCCATTCGGAGTCGTCTGCCCTGCCATGTGTCGCAGATATCTCGCTGCGGCAGCAGATACAACCATCCACGCGATAAGGTACGCCTCATGTCCATTAAAAGCAACTCGAACTATACCACCCTCTCGGGTGAAAGTCGAGGAGCTGGAGTTGAGGCGTTCAAACCTTATTCGTACTCTTACCTTAACTCGTTCAATCAAAACAGCATTAATCATGCTGCTTTTCCGAACAGGTTGGGGAGTACGTTGGACGTCGGTGGGCCTTGGTTTATGGAAAAGACTGCGTATGACATCAGAGGTATCGAGAGAAACGATAATCTGTGTCATGGTCCACAACACGGCACTGCCGTGACTACGTGGACTTCGCAGCCTGACCTCACCATAGTAGATTCTGCTATGGTGGCCGATGGCACAAAAGCCATCGGAAAAACCGCCCCCAGCAACCCCGCGTTCAATCTCTCCAGATCAGTAGGAGAGATCGCACGTGAGGGTGTTCCGCGACTATTCGGTTCCGGACTCGTCAAAGAGAAGGCCCGCTTCCTCAAGGGGAGCGGGTCAGAATATCTCAATGTCGAGTTTGGTTGGAAGCCGATAGTCAGTGACCTTCGTGCTCTTGCGAATACTATCAAACACCAGAACAAGGTGATTGAGAACTATCGCAAGGGCAGTATGTCGGTCACACGGCGACGCCACGCTTTCGATCCAGTGAACGTTACTAGGACTACCAATGGTGGTGTCGCTATGCGACCCACCAGTCCTAGTGCGATCTGGCCTGGCTCCACGTACGAGTCTAGAGATACTCGTGCATGGTTCAGTGGAGCCTTCCGGTATTTCGTTCCTGTAGACGACGATCTCATGGGCAAGCTTAAGTCATACGAAAGTATGGCTAACAAGCTGCTCGGAGTCAGGATAACTCCTGATGTCGTTTGGAACTTGACACCCTGGACGTGGATGACGGATTGGTTTGCTAATACGGGGGATATTCTCCTTAATATTAGCAATCTCGGATCCGACAGTACGGTCATGCAGTACGGCTACGTCATGAGGACTGTTACCACGGAGCTTACTACTTCGTGGACAGTTCCTCCTGATTATGTGCCGTCACAATTCGCTTACCTTCGAAGGCGAAACGGATACTTCCGTCGAACCAATACGAAGAAGAAGCGAATACCAGCAAGTCCGTACGGGTTTGTTACCGCTTGGGACGGTCTTTCCAACCGTCAACTAGCGATCTGCGCTGCACTCGGGGTAACCCGGGTGCGATGACTTCTGCCGTTTATGCAACGGTAGTCGTCTAGTTTTACCCCGCGGCCATCCGGTCGTGGGTCCACTATCGTCGTGAGACGACAGCCGACAGGACCGTGTTGTGGCTTTTCCTGATCCTCAGTCCGTAACTATCAACGCCATTGCTAATTCTCTTCCGAGAACTAGCAGCGGCGATGGAACCGGTGCTTTTACGAAGGACGATGGGAACATTAAGTTCCTCATTAGTCACTCGTACGGGCGCCGGAACCGTCGGCAGGCCCGCCTTGACCACCGTAAGGTGGCAGCGGACCCGCTGAACGCAGCGCAGAACCTCAATTATTCCATGTCAGTTTACATGGTGATTGATGTTCCGCCGGTTGGCTATACGCCGACTGAGGCGAAGCAGGTTGTGGATGGCTTTTTGGCCAACCTACAGGCTTCGTCTGCTGCAAACCTCGTTCGACTCATTGGTGGCGAGTCCTAGACATGGACTTGCCGCCTTTCCTGGTGTATGATTACCAGGTTGGGTCGTTCGAAGAGGCCCCCGGGAACGTCCCGGGGGCTTGGACTGATTCGGATCGGGACACAACAACAGGATCAAAACACCTCACAGTTAAGGAGGGCTTGATGAAAAGCCTGCTGATGTTCTGGCGCGAAGTCCTAGCTGAGCTAGGCACATGGTGCCGCGTTGACACTGCGTTGGATCTGGAAACAGTCCAACGTAGGTTTGAACAAGAGGGTACAGAGTTTTTCACTCTGACCTTGCCTCGTTTTGCAAAAGACTTCGAAAGTAGTCTTGAGCAAAACATGGTCACTCCTGACCTCTTCGTTGGTTTCAAGAAGAGGGGAAACCTCCCGGTCTTTCTGGGTGGGTTTCTTGAGCTCTTGTTCGACCGGAAAACCGGTGTCCTGTTGGCTTGGGAAGAATGGGATGAAACTCCCATCTCAGCCGTAGAAGCCGTTTTTGCCATTCGACAGCTTACGCTGCTGTTTGGCAAGGTGCTCCCAATCCTGGATCCTGAAAAGGATAACAGGTTAGGGTGCACACCCGAAAGGGAACAGGCTGCCTACGATGCCTTCTCAAGTTGTGAGCAGGAATTGAAAGAATTCTGGGGTAGCAACGATTTCGATGTTGCTACAAGGCGCGCTGAAACTCAGTATGAGTTCACGCATGCTTCCAGATTTCTCTTTCGGCATGTTCTCACAGCGTTGGACAATGAATTGTTCACCGCTCCTTGGGCCCTAACGGAAACGGAAGGGTCAAGGTGGAACACATCGCCGAAGCACGGGCCGGGAGCCACCGCTGACAAACTTACTGGAAACAGTAAGTATGATCAGTATGAGTGGACCCAGCGGTTGGAAGAGGTCTTCCCTTTTGGGGAATTCGCTATTCCTTCTTGGAGGTACAGCTACCTCCTCGACCGTGTTCAGTTCCTCGAACCTGGGGCAGAACGACCTGTCAAGGTCATTGCTGTTCCTAAAACGCATGAGAAGCCACGGATTATCGCCGTTGAGCCTACCTGCATGCAGTATATGCAGCAGATGGTTCAGCGACGGTTGCGTGAGCTCCTCGAGAATGATTCTATTACTCGAGGAATGATCGGATTCGACGACCAGGAGCCTAACCAGCAACTGGCAATGGAGGGATCCTTGACAAAGGATCTCGCAACGCTAGATCTTAGCGAAGCATCCGATCGCATCTCATGGCAGCTCGTAAGCGAAGACTTGTGGTACCCAGGTAGCCCGTTCATTCAGGCCCTGGATGCCACTCGTTCACGTAGAGCTGACGTACCAGGTCATGGGATTATCTCCCTGGCTAAGTACGCGTCTATGGGTTCGGCGCTTTGCTTCCCGATAATGAGCATGGTTAATCTGACATGCGCATTTGTAGGAATTGCAAAGTCGCTCAACAGGCCGGTGGATGCGTCTCTCGTTAGAGAGTTCCGCTCCTCCGTGCGCGTATATGGGGACGATATCATTGTTCCCACGGTACACGCGGTTGCCGTGATTGAAACACTTGAGGCCTTAGGGCTGAAAGTGAATCGACGCAAGTCCTTCTGGGCCGGCAGGTTCAGAGAGTCTTGCGGCGGGGATTTCTACGCTGGCGAGGATGTTTCTATCACTCGCGTACGCAGGGAGTTTCCCCGATCGCGGCATGATGTTCCAGAGGTGATATCCCTTGCATCCCTCCGCAACCAGTTTTACTACTCTGGTATGTGGAGGACTGCGGGGTACTTGGATACACTGTTGAAAGATGTACTTGTACATTTGCCAACAGTTACTCCAGAATCATCTGCAGTAGGGAGACACTCGATCCTCGGTTACCAAACCGATAAGATCGGGGAGAACGACCACGCCCCTTTGGTTAAGGGGTACGTAGTCGCATCCAAGCCACCGAGATCACCGATCTCAGGCGAGGGTGCCCTATTGAAGTGTCTTTTGTCGGGACCAACGGAACAGGACGACTTCGGTTTTCTTGTCCCGCTCGATGATGGACACCTGGAGCGTCAGGGACGGCCGGATGCCGTCCGCCTAAAGCTCCGGTGGGTCAGACCGTTTTAACTGGATGGTCTGAACTTGCAACAGGCACACTCC